AATTTAAACCATCTTTTTGTTTTTAGTCCAATAATATACCAAGTTCTATTGGATCGTTTACAACTTATAACATCTGCCTCACTAGGATGTTCCGTACCAATCGGATGAGAATGTATTACAGCATGGATTCTGCCATACCTATCCTCTGTATCAGCCCAATCCAAAGGATCTAACATAAACTGCAAATCATTATGTAAAGCTAAATTTTTACAAGGAATATACTTATCTTTATTTAAATAATTAACAAGAAGACCACATGATTCTCTAGGTGCTTCCTGTTCTGCATGAACAAGAGCATCTTCCTGCCATGTCATTGGTTAATAAACGTACCAACACCAGGAAATAAGTCTCTTGTAACCACTCTTTTGGGCAATCGTAAATTAATTAAATCAAGTTCTGATGCTAATTCAAACTGTACTATTTCTCTGTTCTCTACTACTTTTCTATCAATAAAATAAATCTCCTGCGGTAATTCTTGTGTTGCATCAGGTGTTCCAAATGGATTTGTACCTCCAGTAAAGTTTGCAGCATCTAAATACCTTGCCAATGTCCTAATTCTTGTAAACTTTGCACCATTAAGATCATTATTGGCAGTGACAGCGTTAACAGTGGCGAACAAAGCCGTAACAGTTCCTAAAATATTACTAATTGTAAAGGTAGGACGAGGGATGGATTTAGACGCTCCATCAAATTCAAAACCTTCAGCCTGACATGGGAATTTTTGATATGTATTACCCTGCCATATAACATCACCATTATTTAAACTATTTGAACCTGCATGAAACCTCTGCACATCCGTAGATCCATGTAATGTGCTATCTAAAGTTAAGGTAAAAAGTTCAATAATAGAACTTGGATTAATCTTTTGTAGTTCTGATACTGGTATTGGCATTAGGGTTCAAATACTTGTTCAAATGTAGCTTTGATACGATTACGGTTAAAAGAAAAAATTTCTTTGTTAAAACTTCTACAAATCCATTTAAGAGGAGAAGTTTCATCAGGTGGTTGCCATGAAAATGATGCACCGTCTTTTCCTCTTGCTTCTAAAAATGTTTCAATTTCTTCTGCATCTTCGTCATCAACGTTAAATGTAAGATTCCAAACTTTTGGATCTTGATTTAAACCAAAACTTGTTCTTTGTTGATAGCCATCTCCAAATTGTGTGACTCTTAATTTAGGAGCACTACGTTTGTTTGCAGAAAACTGTGGTTTGTAATCAGGAAAAGTAGCCATTACCTTGAAAGCAATCCTCCAGGACGTTGTTGTTTAATTAATTCAGATTGTATAGCAGTAGCTATAGCAGAACCAAACTGAGTAGCTTGTTCTTCATCACCTTGAACATCTGAACCTGATGCGTCCACATTAACCACAACACTTGTATTATTGCCACCTCCAAGCTTGTTATTTGGAATGATTGTTCCAGATCTATTTGGTACAAATAATTCTGGACCACGTTCTCCTACTATTGATGCTCTACCTACTGGAGGTCTACCACCATCTGCAAAATTTGAAAGTCCTAAGTTTACAGAGCCAAAAGGTATGCTATTAGCCCCAGCTAATCCTCCTCCAGAGAACAAACCTGCCCCTCCTACAAATGAACTTCCAAAGCCACCACTAAAAGCACCTGCGATGCCTTGACCTAATACTCCCAATAAACCTGTCTGAAGTTGATTTGCCATCATTTTCGCAGCAGTATTAATAAAATGATTAGCAATAGAATTAAGCATATTTCTAAAGGCATCTTGAATACTCATTGTTCCATTTATTATCCCAGTAAATGATTGCTCAAAAGAACTTGATATTGCTTGAGATAATGCTACAACTTGAGATCCACGATCTAGTAATACTCTCATCTGTTGATCTAATTGAATAGTCTGAGCTTTTATTGGATCGGCAAGAGTCTGTGCATTTTCAAATATTTGTTGTTGTAAAGCAACTTCCGCAGTTAGTTTCTGTATTTTTAAATTTAATGCGTCATTATTGTCTAATTCTGCCTGATTTTTTAATAAGGTTAATTCTTTACTTTTTAATTGTAATTTATTTGCTTCCTTTCTTACCGCTAAATCTTTCGAACTTAAATTAAATCGTTGTTTTTCTATATCTAAAGACTGCTGCAAAGGTAATATGTTTCGATTAAATTCGGCTTGACCAGCCAAGGCTTCTAAAGCCGAAGTTTTATCAATTTGTGGTGCAGTTTTTCCAAAATCAGGATTAAGTGGCACTCCACCGATTATTGCATTACCTTCACTTGCTGGAATATTAGATATTCCCTTCATTCTATTTACAGTTTTAGTAGGATCTCCACCAGGTCCAAATAAAAGAAAATTGCCTAAAGGTTTTAGTTTTTCACCTATTGAACCAAATGGTATTTTGTTTAAAAGATCAACTATGGGAGTTATTACTTTTGCCCCAAGTAGTTGAAGTTTTAGACCAAAAGTAGCTAACGATTTATTCATCTCATTTATCTCTTCAGCAGCATCTTTGAGTACTTCAGGACTTTTACCTGTTTGCTTAGTAAATTCTTCCATTAATAGAGCAGATGCCGATGAAGTTAAACCTAATTTCTCTAGTCTTAACGCTAACCTTCCTGCTGGATCATTGGCTAAACCTAACTTTTCAACAAGAGATCCTATATTCTCAGTAGGTCTAGATAAAGCATTGCCAAGTTCGCCTATCGCTCTTGTGAAATTGCTTAATGATTGAACTGCTGCTGTAGCTGCAATACCTCCTGCAAATCCACCCATTTGGCCGAACATTCCACCAATACCACCACCTAAAGCTCCTGCTGCTGCTGTTACTGGACCTTGACCAAATAACAGAGGAAAACCACCACTTATTAATGCACTTTGGAAATCAAATCCTTTGGCTGGGCCAAATCTTCGCATTAAATTAACACCAGTATTTTGACTAGATCCTGCTGGCCCTTGTAATAATTTTCCGCTTTTACTAAAATTCAAAGCACTACTTGGAGCAAATTTTGCTTGTTTTGCTAGTTCTGCCGTAGTTAATTTTTGAGTTGCTAATTCTTTTTCAGCAATTGCTAATTCATTATTCGCAGCAGTAAATTTACCAACGGCTGCTTTATTTTCTGCTCGTGTTAAACGAGCTTTTATTGTTTGTATTTTTTTATCTTTTTCATTTAAACCAACTAATTGAGTTCTTAATTTAACTGATCTCGTTTGTAATCTATTTATTTGTGTTTCTATTTTTTGTTGATCACTTAACTGATCCTTTCTCCCTTTTGGACCAGCAAATTTATTTATATTATTTACCTTAGTATTAATAGAGTTTAATTTATTTAATAATTCATTAACAGCCTTAAGACCTTTTACATCTATCTCTATACTTGCTTTCGTTTTTTGAACCACAACAAAACAATAAAGGTTACTTTATTCTAGCTTACCTCCTTCTTTTTGCTTTTTTCAATGCTTTTTCCTGTTCTTCATTAATTATTTGAAAATAACAACTCCATCCAATTATTTCATCTATTGTCATATCTCTTACTTCTGCCAAACTTTTACCTAATTCTTTAGCCACACCAAACTGTAACATCATTAAATTATCTTTTTTTAATTCAGCTATTAGTCTTTTGGGTCAATTGTATCTTCCTCACTATTAATTACAGCTAACATCAATGATTGTAGATCACTATCTTTTACTTCATTTTTAAGAATATCTATTTCTCCAGCTTTAAATAATCTCTGACCATTTTCATCTAAAGCTTTATTTATAAGAAGTTGTAAAGCAAAACCATTTGTATCATCTTTTGATTGTCTTTGTGCTCTATCACGTTCTGCCATTGTTAGTGGACTAACATACATTTCAAAAATAGAACCATCAGATAATGTAACTTCTTTCTTTTTTGGTTCAAGGTTCGCTGCCTTTTGTAAACGCTGTAACGCTGATAGATTACTTGCCATAAAAATAATATAATATTGATACCATTCTAATTCAAAACATAAAAAAACCCCAGATAAACTGAGGTTTGTTAAGTTATAAAAATTTAATTTATGTTTTAGATAAATCAAATGTAGGAGCAGAGCTTGGTCTAAATGCAACGTCAACTAATTGTCCGTCATCTGGGTTTACATTAAAAGTTGCAGAAGTAAGAATAATATCAGCAGTAATTGATCTACTCTTAGTATCATCTACACTTCCACCAGTAAGAACACGGTCAATATAGAGTTTTACTTTTGCACCAGCCTGTTGACGGAGAAGAACGTCTTTTACTAATCTTGTAGCTAAATTTGTATCATCATCAGTTGAATAAACACTGGCAGAACCACTACCATCAGCAAAACCAGAGATGAATGTTCTAAATGGAACAGTGGAAGTTAAAGTCTGACCAATCTCAGTAACATCAATTTCCGCTCTTGTAATTTCAAAGCTCCACTCTCTTACATTACCTACAACTTCAGGTGCAGTAAAAACAATACTTGCAAAATTAGATCCAAAACCTGAAGGTGCTGCGGAAGCTGTTAATGCTGCTCCACCATTAGTTGCCGATAAGGTTAACTCTCCAGTAGAAGCATCATATGTTTTTACAAATTTTGCACCAGCAGTGATAGTATTTGTCGGTGTAGCCCCAGTGGGATATGCAAGGGTTACTGCATCTCCAACTTGAAAACCTAATTGTGTTCCAACTTGTATTTCTGTTGTATCTCCACCTGATCCAGTAGGAAAATCAGAAGCAGCAATTTTAGTTGAGCTTGTACCAGCAGGAGAATAAAATAAAGCTCCTGAAGTACCCGATAGAACTGTAGCCATGTTTAATAATTCTAAGGTTTGAACATACGGGTACTACCCGATATGTCTATAGGATAG